TAAGACGACATAAAATCAACGCCGCAAAGCAGAGCGAAGAAGTAACAGCAGATAACGTAAGACAGGAAGCAGTTTATGGGGATGAACTTAAATACGAGGAAGAGCAGGACAAGTTCCCTGCTCAACCTACAAGCGATTACACAAAGACAGCTATTAAGCGTATGCCAACAGCGGACTTACAGACACTTGCCTTAGAACAAGGTATTGAGAACGCAATGGAGCTTACAGGAGCAGAACTTAAAGAATTGTTAATTGAGAAATTAGGATTATAGGAGCTGAAATTATGGAATACACTACATTAGAGCAAGTTAAAATCAGACTTAAACAATTTCATATTGATACAGTCACAAACGATGATGATACAACATCTGATGTGGTAGTGTTCGATAGCAAAGTAGATAATCCGGTAATCGAACAGCTTATTAAACAGGCTACAGAAGAAGTAAAGGCAAGAAGAAATTACCCTGACAGCTACACAGACGAAATGATAACCGAGGACTTAAAGAAGTTTGAGAGTGTTATCGTTAATCTGGCTGTCTATGACCATTCACAGGCTGGTGAAGCATTTATGGCAAGCTACAATGAAAATGGCATTAACAGAACTTGGAGAGATAGAGACAGCTTATTTGTTGGGGTATTTCCATTTGCTAAAGTATTATAACGCCTATAGGGCATTACAGAATATTAAAGAAGATTGTGCGTTACCATTTTGCTGATGTCGGCAATATGGTAGCAGGCGGCACACATTAAGGGTGGTGGGCAGCGTGCCATTATTAATTATGAAAGGCGGTATATCAATGCCAATAGCAGTAATTATAAGCATTATTTCAGTTGCTTTTTCCGTCTTTTTCGGACTGTTTACCTTAGGACTTAATCTTAAGAACAACAAAAAGTCTGACAATGCAGAACTTACGGAGCGTGTAAAGGAAAATACACGCATAAATATGAAACTCGACACAATATCAAGCAACACAACAGAGATAAAGAATGAAGTTACAGAAATGAGAAAAGAACTTAATTCTCACGATAACAGGATTATTAAGGTTGAGGAAAGTGTAAAGTCGGCGCACCACCGAATAGACGGATTGGAAGCGCGGCTTAATGAAGATAAGGAGGTATAGCAGAATGGATATAACATCAGTATCAACAGTAGTTGCAATCGTTGTAATTACATATCTGATAGGCTTAGGAGCTAAGGCAATTCCACACATTAAGGATAATTACATCCCTATAATCGTAGGCGTTGCAGGCGGTATCTTAGGCGTTATAGGTATGTATGTAATACCGGACTTTCCGGCAAATGACATTCTTAATGCAATCGCAGTAGGAATTGTGTCCGGATTATCAAGCACAGGCGTTAATCAGATTTATAAGCAGGTAAAGAACAATGCTTGACATTAATAAGCAGGCTATGAAGTATTCACTTCAAGGGCAGACAGTAACTATCTATGAAAGAGATGATGACGGCAATATCCTTTATGAGGGATATACCGACACAGAGGGCAACTTCATTCCTTATCTTGATGATGAGGGAAATAAGATACCAAAAGTTCTTGAAGAGAAAACGGGCTTTTCAGAGCCTGCGGATTTCAAAGCAAATATAGCTTTCAGCGGTGGAGAAGCACAGAGTAAAGAATACGGCTTTGATACGGCTGATTTTGACGCTATTTTACTGACAGATAGGAATACACTACCTATTCAAAAGGGCGACCTTATCTGGCTTAATAGCAAGCCTACATACACATCTGACAGACTTGTTGATGAAACATCAGCAGATTTCACGATTGTAGGCATTAAGCCGGCACTATATTCAACTAAGTATATGCTTAAAGCGGTTATAAAGTAGGTGCATTATGGCAAGACATACAATTAATATATACTTGTCTGAAAAGTCCGTAAATGAAGCTATCAGACAGCTACAACAGTATAAGCAGAGCTTACAGCATAAATGTGAATTACTTGTTGGACGACTAGCAGAATTAGGCGACAAAGCGGCAATTATGAGTGTTAATGAAAGTCCATTAGGTAGGACGGTAACATTGAGAGTTGACAGAAAGCCTATTCAAGATGGCTACCAAGCTATTTTGATTGCTACTGGTAAAACTGTTGAGGTAGAAGATAGAGAACCATTTTACACGCTTTTAGCAATTGAATTTGGTGCTGGTATTTATTACAACAGCGGCAACGAGAACCCAAAGGCTAATGATTTTGGCTTGGGTGTAGGAACATACCCAGGACAGATACACGCATTTGAAGATGGCTGGTACTACTTAGGTAATGATAATCAATGGCACTACACACACGGCGTTAAAGCTACAATGCCTATGTACAACGCCACAATAGAGATTATTAATCAGTATAAGCAGATAGCAAGAGAGGTGTTCAGTTAATGGCAAACGCAAATGATTGGGCGATAGACCTTGAAAATACAGTCACAGCACTTGTCAAGGCTAAAACCCTAACACAGCTTAAAAAAACATATCCAAAGATAGTCATAACCAATGAGGGAGAAAACAGCGGTCAAGCAGTATTCCCGACAGTATACATTCATTTACTGCCAGCAGTTGAACAAGGACAAACGCTTGACGGACAGACAATTAACGCATTGTTAGCAACATTTCAAGTAGATGTTACCACTAACACAAGCAAGTCTGACTGTCGCAAGGTTATGGCAGAAATTACAGATACATTTAAAACAATGAGATTTCAAGGCAATGCAATGCCAGAGTTCTCAATCAGTAATAAAGTACATAAGAGTACCGCACGATTTAGGCGGTTAATCGGAGCAAATGACAGATTATTGTAACAAAGAGCAGAGATGCTCTTATTTTTTTGCAAATTTTTAGGAGGTAAGAAGATATGGCAGATACAGTAGCAGGATTAAGCGCACTGGGAATCACGTTTAGTTATGGTGTTGAAACTACAGCAGGTACTAAACCAACAGCGTTTAAACTTCTTCATAGAATCAATTCTATTGATGAGATTACAGTAACCCCAGAGGCTATAGATGCATCAGCACTTGAAGATTTACAGACAAGAAACATTGCAGGTAGAGATACAGTTACAGATACAGTTGCGGTAACAGTTAATAAGACGGAAGCTACAATCAAAGAGTGGAAAGACCTTATTACAGAATATAAGGCTTTAACTGATGGAAAGAGAATGTGGTTTCAAGAGATTACTCCGGGCATATCAGATGCGGAGTTCTTTGTTGCACAGCCGCCTTCAAAGTTACCAATTACGGGCAAGGAGCAAAATTCACTTCTTACAATGGCTATCAACCTTATTATTGAGGATATGGTAGGAACAGATACAGCAGTAACCCCAACATCGGGGGAATAATGAGCTATTCGACTAAATCAAAAAAGGCTGTGTCGGATAGCGTAGAAAACGCCAAAACAGCCGACTACACATCATATCTTGATGATGTAACAGAATAATTAATTTAAAAGGCAGGTGCGGTGTAAAATCCGCACCTTTCCCTATATGGACGATAGGGTGGGAAAGGGTAAAAATTATGATGAATATTAATGTAAACGGAAAAGAATACAAAGTTGAGTTTTCTTTTAGTGCAGCAGAGTGTAAAGAGATAGTGCAGAAAATGTTCTCTGTCGTTAATGGTTCTTACTTACTTGTACAGACAGACAAGAGTGTTGCACAGGCTTCCTTTGATGGATTAGCAAATATGACAGCAGATGTGCCAGAGATTTGTATTTTAGCCATTTATGCAGGCTGTATTGACAATAACCCAGTAACTATGGATGAAGCAAAGGAACTCACTAGAGCATATATTACAGAGAAGAGAAAGACAGATAAGAGTTACGGATATAGAACATTGTTTGAAGAAATCAAGAAAGCGATGGAAGATGATGGTTTTTTCGAGTTGAGCGGAATAACAGCGATGTTAGAGGAAATGGCGGACAATGTGGAAGAAGCAACACAGGAACAGAAGAAGCCGACAGTAGTACCACAAGACCACAAGAAAAAGCAGACTTCCACAAAATAATCTGGGAAGAATACTTTGTTTTAGCCAGTTCACTAGGCGTTAGTTATTCAGACTTTCTTAAAATGACACCTAAAAAGCTATGGGCGGTTGTAGAGGGTAAAAAACTTGAAAGACAACGAATGGATTCAGATATATGGCTTGCAATAGGTAGTTACATACTCCCGGCAATCAAGATAGGTGTTAGAAGTGGTGCTTGGGGTAAAGGCGAGCTTGAATACCCAGACAAGCCTATTTATAGAGATATTAACAAAAAAGAGAACGGTGAAGATGAAATACAAAGAAAGAGAGAAGAGTTTGTCTTGAATATGAAAATACGAAAAGCAAACTGGGATTTAACACACCCTAAAAATGATAAGCCGGAGGTGTAAGCGTGGAATTAGATTCATTAGAAGTCAAAATTACCGGTACTGCCACTAAAGCTATCAATTCTGTTGACAAACTGATAAATCAGCTTACAAGGCTGTCAACATCACTTGCAACTGTGAATGGCTCATCACTAAGCGGTCTTGCGAGTGGTGTTAATCAGTTAGGTTCTGCTATGCAGAATATGAACGCAGGAACAGCGGATTTTACAAGGCTTGCCAAAAATATCACAAAGATAGGTTCTGTTGATTCAGTTGCACTAACTAACACAGCTACATCACTTCAAGCTGTCACAAAGGCAGTTGCAAGCATATCAGCTATTCCGCAAAATGCAACACAAGTCACAGAATTTGCAAAGTCGCTCGGTAAGCTAGGCAGTAAGAGTATAGAAAATGCCGTTGTAAACATTCCAAAGCTAGGTAATGCTTTAAATGGCTTAATGACAACGCTATCAAGAGCGCCAACAGTAAGTCAGAACGTTATTCAAATGACTAACGCATTGGCTAATCTTGCTAGTCAAGGTAGCAAGGTGGGTACTTCTTCAAACTCACTTCAAAAGTCACTGTATGGCGTGTCTACAAGTGCTAGGACAGCAACTAGAAGCAGTTGGAACTTAGCAAGTGCGATAGGTAAGTTTTATGCCACTTATTTTATGGTAATTCGTGGCAGTAAGAAACTTATAGAAGCAATTAAGTCAACAACAGATTACATTGAAGCATTCAACTATCAAGCGGTAGCGTTTGGCAAGATTGGTTCAGAGTGGGATAAAGATTACGAAAAGTACGGATATGATAACGCAACAGCATATGCAGAGAGCTTCCAAAGCAGAGTAAACGATACTCTCGGAAAGCTGTCTGGTTTAAAAGTTAATGTTCAAGGCGGTTTGCTTGAAGAAAGCGGAGCAAAGAACTTAGGACTTAACATACAAGAAGTAACACAGTATGCTTCACAGTTAGCTTCTGTTACTAATTCGTTAGGACAGACAGGCGAAGCAACAACGGCTATAACAAAGTCAATGACAATGCTTGCGGGCGATATAAGCTCACTTTTCAATGTGGACTATTCAACAGTAGCACAGAACTTACAAAGCGGTTTAATCGGACAATCGAGGGCATTGTACAAGTATGGTATTGATATTACCAATGCTACATTAGCGACGTATGCTTACAACTTAGGCATTTCTAAGTCGGTGTCTGAAATGACACAGATGGAAAAACAACAGTTAAGAGTGTTAGCGATATTAGACCAATCAAAAGTATCTTGGGGTGATTTAGCTAATAGACGGAAGAAAGTTAATGATATAGCTTATCTTCCAAGTGTTGCATAAGAATAGAAATATCTTATGGCAATCGGGCAAAATCGGCGAAGGCTAAAGTTTTCAACTATGCTAATACCGAGATAACTCAATAGATTACGAACAGGCTATTGAGTATCGTAACGAGTAGGAATTGAATAAATATAATATTCCCAAGAGTGTCCGACACTACTGCATATAGGGCAGTATGAGGTGGAAGTGGCTACCACCAAACCAAACGCAAAAACGTGGGTGATAATGTACTCTGAACTTATAGGAAACTATAAGAAGTATAGGATAAAGAGCCTATACGATAACAAATTTGACAATCAACTCCCCAAGTAATATGTTACGCCAGTTCAGTAACAATATGAAAGAGGTAGGAATGGTAGCAGGACAGCTATTTATCCCAATTCTTTCAAAGGTTATGCCAGTAGTAAACGGAGTAACTATTGTAATCAAAAGATTATTAGTCAATCTTGCTTCTTTAATGGGCGTTAAGATTGACTTTGAAAGCTTCGGACAAAGTGGCTATAAAGACACATCAGATGGCTTAGAAGATATTTCAAACGGCTACCAAGATGTAGCTGATTCAGCTAAGAAAGCTACATTATCCCTTATGGGATTTGATGAAATAAATAAATTGCAGGACGATACAAGCTCAAGCAAGGGCTCAAGCGGTGGTGGCGGTAGCACTATTGATTTGACAGATGATATTGCTAAGGCGGCGGCAGAATATGAAGCGGCGTGGAATAAAGCATTTGCCAATATGGAAAATTCGGCAGTTGCTTGGGCTGATAGAATAGAAAAAGCCATAAAAAAGGGTGACTGGTACGGAATAGGTACTTACGCAGGCAAACAAATAAACAAAGGGATAAATGCTTTTCCTTGGAAAAAAACAGGAGAAGCAATTACAGAAGCTATTTGCAATGTTTTGGATTTTGCAGATGGATTTGTTAGTTCTGTTGATTGGGAACAATTAGGAAGAAATATAATAAAGTTTATTGAAGGTATAGATTTAGGAAAAATAACTGTAAAAATTTTGGACCTAGCAATTGACTTAGGAGTATCAGCAATAAAATTAATATGGGGTGCTTACCAGGAGATATACGACAAATGGGGAATTGCAGGAATTTTGGCTTCTTTGGTTATTCCGGGCGGAATTCTTACACTTAAATTTATTACGGAATTTTCAGCAAGCATAGATGATAGTAAATATGTAAAAAAAGCAAAAGATGGCATAGAAAATATAAAAATAGCTGCACAAGAAAAATGGAATGAAATTACAGATTGGTGGAATAATACAGCAATCGTAAATTGGTGGAATAATGATGTTACGCCTTGGTTTACTAAAGCGAAGTGGCAGTCGCTTGGAGATAATACAAAAGATAGCTTGCAAGATAGCTGGACTTCTTTTAATAACTGGTGGAGCACAACCGGAATATACAACTGGTGGAACAATAGCGTAGCACCTTATTTTACAAAAGCAAAATGGCAATCTCTTGGAGATAACGCAAAGGGCAGCTTAACTGATAGTTGGACTTCGTTCAATAATTGGTGGAGTGGCACAGGTATATATAATTGGTGGAATAATGATGTTACGCCTTGGTTTGCTAAAGATAAATGGAACAACTTGGGTGATAATTTCAAGTCAAGTCTACAAGATAAATGGTCTGATTTTTCTTCTTGGTGGAGCACAACCGGAATATACAACTGGTGGAACAATAGCGTAGCACCTTACTTTACGGCAGATAGATGGCGTGATATGGCAGATGGAATAAGAGTAGGCATACAAGATAAGTGGAATAATGTAGTTAATTGGTGGGATAGCAAACCATCCCTTAGTGAAATTTCAGTAGCCGTTGAGAACTTTTTTTATAAAGTAAGAGATATGTGGTATAATTTCAAAGATTGGTGGGACAACTTAGGACTTAGCTTTCCACATATAAAAACGCCACATTTCGATATTGATGGCGAATTTAGTCTTGTGCCACCTCAAGTGCCCAAGATAAGTGTTGATTGGTATGCAAATGGCGGCTTTCCAAACAAAGGACAGTTATTCGTTGCTAATGAAGTAGCACCCGAAATGGTTGGTACTATGGACGGAAGAACAGCAGTAGCCAATCAGCAGGAAATCACAACAGGTATTGCTAATGCAGTTTATCCAGCGGTTTACAATGCAGTTGTGGCGGCTATGTCAGAAGCTAACAACAATGTAAACATAACACTACAAGGTGACGCTGATAAATTGTTTGCAATGGTACAGGATAAAGCTAATAACTACACTAATATGACAGGGCAAGCAGCATTCCCTTATTAATTGACAAATAAATAATAAAAGAATATATTTAAAGTACTAAAGATAAGGGGGAATGTATATGTTAAAAAAAGGCTTATATAAAATGCTGGAAGTATTAGGAATAAAGAAAAAACAGCAACCACAAATTCAACGCCCACTAAATCCTAACTTTAAAGGAGTGTACAGAGCGACAGAAAAAGGCTTAGTTGAAGTATATTGTCCAAGATGTAGCAGTTGGGACTGCTCTCACACACAGATTACAACAGCTGTACCACAGAAAACTAAGACAAGATATACCGTTAATTTGAATCCGTTTAGACCGTTTACGCTGGTTAATAAGAAAGAGAAGATTAAGCAACAGGGCGGAACTTATTCACAACATAGGTTTGTGTGTAACAGATGTGGGCTGATTTTTTGGTAATACATGATTTTAATGGAGCGTATCTTTCGGTACGTTCCATTTTTTATTAAAAAGTGCTTGACAATTATTGCAAGGGCAGTTATTATAATAGCATAAATATTGCAAGGGCAATAATTGAAAGGAGTGATTATTATTAGTCCAGCAGGAAGACCACATAAGGAAAACCCTAGAAATGTTAATCTTAATATCAGAATAACAAAAGATGAAGCTAATCGTATTCAGAAATGTGCTGATGAATTGAAATTAACAAGAACCGACACCATTATGAAAGGTATAGGGTTAGTAGAAAAAGAACTTAAAGACAACAAAAAAGAGTAGCAACAAGTCGGTCAAAACTTTTAGTTGCTACTCAAACCACCAATCCGAAAGGAATTGATAAATCTATCATATCAGTTTCTTTCGGAAAATTCAAGAATATTTTCGGAGAAAAAACAAATGAGTAATGTAGAAATCGTAACAAATATTGACATAGCGTCAGAAATTGCACACGCAACAGTAACAGAAGTTTTAGCAAATATGGAAAACGAAAGAATAGGATATGTTCTCATAGGAGTTTTACAGCAGTTAGAAACTATTCAGGACAATGTTAATAATTTTGATTTAAAGGGACAGGACAAGTCTACAAAGGAAGTGGCATAATATTATTGCGTGAGGCATTGTGGGCATATACTCCCACTACGCAATAAGTTCTGCTTTGAGCGAATGATAAATTTGTAGGAGGTAAAATAATGAGTTATAATAATCCAACTACAAAAGATGACACTCACAATGAGATTAAGGCACCAATGAACACTAAGAATATTTGCGGCGTAGACTGCTATGAGCAGAATGGCGTTGCTTATTTAAGATTGGAAAACGTTGCCAGAGGATTAGGATTTGTTGACAATAGTAAGGGAACAACATATGTTAGATGGAATACAGTTAGACAATATTTGTTAGAAATAGGATTTTCGCAGGAAGTTGCGAAAGACGATTTTATCCCAGAAAACATCTTCTACCGCCTAGCAATGAAAGCCAAAAATGAAACAGCAGAGAAATTTCAAGCATTAGTAGCTGATGAGATTATTCCGTCAATTCGCAAGAATGGAATATATGCTACCGATAATGTTATTGATGAAATACTGAATAATCCAGACTTTGGAATAGAATTATTAACAAAGTTAAAAAAAGAAAGGCAAGCAAGAGTTGAAGCAGAAAGAAAGAACACTATCTTAACGCACGTCAATAAAACATATACAATGACGGAGATTGCTAAAGAGCTGAACTTAAATTCTGCTATTCAACTTAACAAGTTGCTTGCTGATAGAAAAATTCAGTACAATGTCAATGGAACTTGGGCTCTTTACTCACCATACAGCAGTATGGGATATGAGGAAATTAAACAAGAAATTCTTGACAGCGGTAAAGTAATCTATCATAGACGAATTACCCAACTTGGAAGAGAATTTATACTGCAATTATTCAATAATGTTGCATAAGTTCTCTTGTGAGATATAATAGCTCAAACAGAAAGAAAATTCAATAGCTGTAAGAAATTTACAGCTATAAAAAATCAGAACAAGTTGGGTAGACCTGTTCTGATTAGCACATATGAGTACATATAAGTTGCTCACGTCAATAATAACAAATAAATAGCAAAATGACAAGGACATTTCACTTAATTGTGAGGTGTCCTTTTTGTGTGCTTAGGAAGTGAGGTTTTACTATGAATTTTATACAATACATAAAGCAAGCGTGGAAAGCTGGCACAAGCGGCGGCACTCCATTAAGTCCAGACAGGCTTAATCATATGGAAGATGGGATTAAGAATAATAACGATATGATAAGCGAGCTGAACAACAATACAACAACAACGTACGAAAATGCTATCATAACATACGCACCTGCTTTGGCACTGGTAAATATAATGCCGGCTAAACTAACCAATACTGTAGCAATTAGGAGCTGGACAACAGTCGCAACTCTGCCTAAGGAATATAGACCGAGTAAAACTATAAAATTTCCGGTCACAGTATATAATCCGGCGGGGTTTGTGGCATATGGACAATTGACACCTAATGGTACATTACAAATTTATAGTGATACCGAAATTAAGGCAAATCAAGGACAAACATATTACAATTTCACTTATTTTATTTAAGCAATATGTTTATTGAAGATATTGCTGTTTAATTAACTTAATAAATAAAAATTCAAAATGGGTATTGAAATAAAATGTTAGTGGTAGGGACAACTTGAAAATATAAATATATAAAACTAAGGGAACGTATCAGAGATGATATTTTCTTTTTTGTTGCCAATTTTTAGGCAGAAAGGGGCGATTGAATGATAAGTGCTGTAATTATCGAGGGAGTGACATTCCCAGTAGCATATAACGGCTACACATACAGTAGAAATAAGATATGGTCTAAAAACACAGGCAGGAACGACTACGGCGAAATGGTAGGCACAATCGTAGCTATTAAAGATAAAGTAGAGCTACAATTGCCACCATTAACAGGTGAACAGGCGTTGTTGCTTGATAATGTGATTAGTGATGAAAATAACCCATTCCCAACAGCACAAGTCCTATTCTTAGGCGGTACACAAAAGGAAATGACAATATACACAGGAGATGTGACATATCCGTATCTCACAAGAGCGAAGAATGAGGACGGATTAATAGTCGGAGCGAAACTAAGTTTAATTCAGAAATAAGGAGATTAACTATGAAAATAACAGGAAATGAAGTTTTAGCACATTATGAAGCACTTGCAAGTGTAGCACAGCTTAAAATGGGTGGCAGATTAGCAGTTGCCATTATGTCTAACATTAAGATGTTAGAGTCACACTTTAAGGCAGTCGTGGAAACGATAGAAAAGATACGCGAGGAAAATAAAGATAACAACGATAAGATAAAATCAGAACTTGAAGAACTAGGAGAACAGGAAATAGAAGTATCTGAATACACAAAAGTTGATATAAGCGCATTTGATAGTTGTGAAGCCATTGAGCCAGCTAACATTATCGCACTTAGCTTTATGATTAACGATTAATCAGCAGAAAGGAGCAATCCAATAAATGAAAAATATTAATTGGGGTGCGGATTTCAATTTGCTGTATGCAAGATATTACAGCAAATATTTAGTTGACGGAAAAGAATACAATCAGACACTTAATGAGTTTAAGTACAGCAACATAATCAATCCGAACAATAGCATTTCCATAGGTAACACTTGCAGTAGTAGTGTTACCTTTTCTATTTATAATCCAGAAATCACGCTTGAAAATAAGGATATAACTATTTTTGAGGGCGTTAAGGGCGATAGCGGCATTGAGTATGTACAGATAGGCATATTTACTGTAACTAAAGAAGAAAGCAATGGCGAATACACTAAGTACACAGCTTATGACAAGATGTACAAAGCTGAAAAAGGTTATTTTACTAAATTAACTTATCCTAGTACGGATAAAGCTATTTTAGAGGAAATCTGTACAAAGTTAGGCATACAGTTAGCAACTAGCATAACAAACACACATACAATTACAGATAAGCCACAAGGTTATACAATGCGTGAAATGATTGGTTATATGGCTATGCTACAAGGTGGAAATGCGGCTATTAATTCTGACGGAAACCTTGAAATAAAGTGGTACAAAGATAGCGGTTATGTGCTTGACGGACATCAATACTATCAGCAAGGGGTTACTTTTACCACTAGCAAAGATTTTACGATAAGAAAGCTGACTTGTAACAATACAAAGTCTGGTGATAAGGAAACTAGCACAATCACTAGCGGCAGTGGTACAACTGGACTTAGCTTTGCTAATCCATTTATGACACAAGCTAACTTAAATGAGATTTATAAAAAGATAGGCGGCTTTCAGTTTAGACCGCTTACAGTTAAGTTTGTCGGTGACTGGCGGCTTGAAGTAGGCGACATTATAACTGTTAATAAGGGCGGCGTTGATTACAAAGTGCCTATAATGCAGATAACACACGAATGTGATGGCGGCTTAATGGACACAGTTACATCTATCGGACAATCTGACACAGAAAACAGTAATATTGCTAGCGGTACGATAACAAAGCAAATGGAACGATACTACGCTGATTTAGTCTTAATCAACAAGGCAGTTATTGAAAATGCTGATATAACTAATGCCAATGTTGAGAACTTAAAGGCGCATCAAGCGTATATAGACCAATTAAAGGCTAATAAGATTGAAACTGTCACAGCGGAAATTGTTAATTTGACGGCAAGTAAAGCTACGATTAATGAAGCTAATATCGCTAAGTTGCAAGCAGATTATGCACAGATAGGTGTATTAAACGCAGACGTAGCAGACATTAAGACTTTAATGTTTGGTTCTGCGACAGGTAAAAGTTTAACAACAGAATTCGCTAATGCAGTTGTAAGTGTTATCGGCAATGCACAGATTAAAGACGCTATGATTGACAGCATAGCTGCAAGCAAGATTACAGCACTTGACCTTAACACTACTAAATTTAAGGTTCATAGTGAAAATGGAATGTCTTATTGGCAAGACAATACAATTATCATCAAAGATACTGACAGAATAAGAGTTCAAATAGGTAAAGACGCTAATTCGGACTACAATATGTACGTCTGGGATAAAGCTGGCAATCTTATGTTTGATGCCTTAGGACTTACCGAAAAAGGCGTTACAAGAAAAGTTGTTCGTGATGATGTTGTTCAAGATGACGCTAATATTAATGCAAGTAAGCTGGATATCGAAACATTGTTTAATGTTATTAATAACGACAGCACACATACGCTTAAGAGCAATAAAATTTATCTGGACAACGAGGGACAGACACTTAATGTTATTATGCAGGCTATCAAGACTGGCGCTGACAAGGATTACACGCAATGGGGCGGTATGATGAAAGTTGCTAGTGATTTTATCACTAACAAGTTGTGGTGGACTGAAAATGTTGATAATGAAAGCATTAAGACTAAGTTTTCTACTGTTAATCAGAAGCTAGATAGTTACGAAATCACGTTATCTGACTTATATCAGCAAACGAATGATAATTTTATGGTGTATACAGTTACAGAAACGCCTAACAAAGATAATTACCCAGCTATTGATTGGTTCATACCTATTTATCCGTCAGACGATTTATTTCCAAGCGATAATCTTACTTGGACTTATAGCAATGATGAATACGCAAAATATCACGGGGCAATAGCATACAACGAAACAGCTCAAAAAACTTGGCGGTGGGTTAAAGATGGTAAAGGTAATTGGGGTTGGAAAGAGGTATCTAACACACAATTAGCCTATATGCTTAATCAGAACGCTAGTCTTAAGATTAATCTTAATAGCATATCAACAGAATTAACACAGACAAAGAAAAATCTGACAGATAATTATAGTACAACAACTACTATGATTAACAAAATTACGCAGGAAATTAATGATAATGGTTCAAGTATTAGTTTGGCACTTAGTGGAACTTACGCTAAGTCAAGCGATTTAGAAAGTTATGCAACTAAAACAAGCCTTGATTTATATATCAAAAAAGACCCTAAAACAGGCGAGCTTAAGAGTGCTATCGAAGCTATTGCAGATACAATAAATATTACTGCAAGGGGTGGGCTTAATTTAAGTGGCAACAGGTTTACATTAAACAGCACGAACACCAGCATTACAGCAGACGGAACTATAACTTGTAGCAATCTGATTGCCAACGGCGGAAACGTTGGCGGCTGGAAAGTGTCTAAAGATTCAATAAGTACAATATTTAAGCAGAATAATGACTTATTCAGAATTGCATTACAAATACCTGGTGATATTACACCATATGTTTTTTCGGTTTTTCACGGAACTGAAGATGAGGGATACAGCAAAAGTCCTAATTTTTATATAAGTCAAACTGGTAAACTATATGCAACTAACGCACAAATTACAGGAAGCGGCTATTTTTCGTCTGGCACGATTGGAGGCTGGGACATCAGCAAGTCTTCTATCTATAAAGATTACGGCAAATATAGAACTTATATACAGGCACCCGCTAATTCCGAAGCTTGGACATTCTCTTGCCAAGAAGAAAGAGATGGGGCATATTATGGTAATTGGTACGTTCGTGCGGATGGATATATGTATGCTTCTAAAGGTCAAATTGGCAATTTCTCAATTGATAATGGTATATTGTCGACATATCAAAATAATGGAATTAAAGGAATGTCGATAGACCAAAATTACATTAAATTCTATTCTTGGGTCGACGATTACGAAAATTATGTAGGTTCGATAACTACAACAAGATACTATACTAGCAATAATGAAGTAAGAAGAGCTTTAGTGCTCAATGCAGATTATGGAGATGTTGTCGGAATAAATTGCATTAAGAATAAAACAGAAAATACGGAATACGAATTCGTTATAAGAATAAACGACGATTTAAACAAATCATTAGAGTTTTTTTCGCCCAATATTTCGATGAATGGCGGTTACCAAGACAATATTAAAAAACCAACGACACTTACAGTATATTGCTATAATCCAAATTCGGGAAAAGACACACAAAATGTCAGAATTACAAATACAGAGGACAGACACTACGAGAACTGTGAACTGTCAGTATATGGAAGTACATACATAGGATATGATTTGCGATGTTTCGGGTCAATTTATGGAACAATCGCTTCTGATTCAGACGAGAACGTAAAAAAAGATGTTCATTTATTGAATTCAGAAGACTCTTCTGAATTTATCTACAATTTAAAACCTTGCGAATTTAAAATGATTAACGGTACTTCTAATCGCTACCATCACGGATTTATTGCACAGCAGGTTAAAGAAACTATGAAAGATGACTGGGGATTATTTATCGATAAAAAGATTAATAATGATAACTACGAAACACAAGTCTCAGACGAAAACGGAAATACAACTAAAGAATTAACAGCAAGATATGCATTACGTTATGATGAATTAATAGCGGATTTGGTTGCAACTGTACAATCACAGAATATGCGAATTAAAAAATTGGAAAAGCAATTAAGTAATTAAGGACATCTTCGGGTGTCCTTTTTTAATACAAATTAGGAGGTAAAACACAATGTTAGACATCAACTCATCAATTCAGAAGAACGGAACATTATCTGTTCAAAACTCAGACGGAACACTTAAACAGGTGGCTTATCTGTCAGCTACAATCAGTGAAAGCGGCACAGTTAGTATGTCAGCTAGCTTCAATGATTTTGCAGCATACTTAGCAAATGATATAGCACTAGACAGCGAGCTTAAGAGCTTTCTTGATGGTGTTAAAAACACATACAAGGCAACATACAGCACAGAAGATAGCACAGTTGGTTCAGATGCAGTAGATATAACAGGAACAACAGAAAGTGAGGTATTTTAGTATGATTAAGTGTGGAGATTTTTCAGCGTGGAATGGTGTAGTTGACTGGAACAGAGTTAAGGCGGCAGGGCTTACTCACGCTATCCTTAAAGTTATCAGACGTGATTTTGACCCAGATAAGCAGTTTGAAAACAACTGGAAAGGCTGTCAGTTAGCAGGCGTACATATTTGCGGTGTATACAATTATGTTTACACGCCAACAGTAGAAGAAGCCATTGCGGCGGCTAAGAGAGTACTTGAAGTGCTTGACGGACGTAAGGTGACAGTTTGGATGGATGTTGAAAATGCTTGTATGCAAAACTTAGGTTCAGAGCTTATCGACATTATCAGGGCATACAAAGAGGTTATTGAGGGTGCAGGCTATCAGTTTGGCGTATATACTGGCTTATCATTCTATGGTAGCTACATCAAGCCTTATACAAACCCTAGCGACTTAGATTGTCCGTTCTGGATAGCACGTTACTACTTAGGTTATGATGAAATGCAGTTAAATGATGATGTTAACGCAGATAAGACACCCAGTATCGACCATTATCTTGCGGGGTGGCAGTATACTTCTAGCGCAAGAATTGACGGTGTAGATGGAGTTTGCGACTTATCAGAATTCTACGGTTTCCATAATGATGAAGATAACACAGAAGATAACAATGAAGAGGATAACACAGATGAACACGTATATGCTACATACGCCGCTTATACAGACAGATGGTGGGGCGAAGTAGAGGACAGAGAAGATTGGGCTGGTGCAGGCGACAATAAAGCTATCACAGCACTTATTGTTAAGGTCAGCAGAGGTTCGGTTAAGTACAGAGTTCATACACTTAATGGTGATTGGCTTCCTTATGTTACTGGCTTTAATTATGACGATTACGATAATGGCTATGCAGGTGACAAGAAGCACGAGATTGACGCAATAGAAATCATTTACTATACACCAGAGGGCGAGCCTTGGAAGTATGCTAAGTATATGGTATCTGTATTTAACAACCGCAACTTCTATCCAGAACAGGTAGATGATGAAACATCTAACGGAATGGACGGATATGCAGGCGTTATGGGTAATGCAATCGACAAGTTCCAGTTAGTTGTCGAATAAAGTCGAAATAACACGACCGAAAGTATTTGAAATATACTAACGATAAATGTATAATAAACTTGTCTTTAAGAAAAGACCCTTAAACATTTTCAAGTTCTGGCAGGCGATATTGTTTGATTGGCGTTGGCAATATCGCCGCTACACTTGACACGATAGAACGCGTGTTCTATAATAATCGTATCGCTATCAAACGTGCAAGGGCAAGAGAGGGGAGTGCGGGTTTATGAGTAATGAGGAATACAGGCAAAAGATAACAAAAATGATTAATAAAATAGAAGATAACTGGATATTAGAACAAATATTTAAGTTTATATGCAATATGACAAAAGAGAGGGCGTAAACCCTCTCTTTCTTACTTTTCGTCTAGCAATTTCTTTGCGATACTTTCCAAGCATTCCCAATCTTTAGGTTCAAGCCTTGCCAATGCACTAACAAGCTTCTTTTCAAAGCTGTCATCGTTTAATTCCATAACTTCATTAACAAAAGCACCAATCTCTTGTTCTCTTGTACGAGATTTAAACATTTTTCCGTTTCCGGTTCGCAGCCATTCTTCATTTACATTAAGAATAGAACATAAAACTTTAATTGATTGTTCTGAAAGATTTCTGTTGCCATTTTCAACTAACGAAATGTAGTTTTTGGTAAGCCCTAGCTTTTCAGCAAATACATCTTGCGACATTTTTAATTCTTTTCGCAAGGCTTTTATTCGCTCGTTCACACTTCTCACCTCCCTGCATATATACAATAACATTAAAATCACACAATGTCAAACTTTTTTTGCTAAAATATGTTGACAGGTATTACTGGGTATGATATTATAATCACACAAAGTCAAATAGAAAGGAGATGAAAAAATTGAAAAAACCATCTATTTCAGATGTTGCATTAGTACTTTCAATATTTACTTTACTGTTTCAGATTTTTTGTCATTTTATTTTGCCAAAGCTTTGACAAAATCAATTATTTCTGAATGATGTACAGAAAATTCCATTAAAGCACAGATGATAGAAACAACCACGGAAATCCAACCTTTAATATCGGCTTTACTTGATGTTTTTAATGCGACATCAGCTTGCGTTTTGGAACTTTCAGCAATCTCTTTAGCGGAATCAGCTTGAGATTTAGCGGATTGAGCCATATCGTGAAGTTCTTTGCTTGTCTTTTCAAGATAAGCAGATTGACTTTCTAAAAGCTCATATGGAGATTTGCCTTTTTCATAATTAGGCATTTCCATATTTGGAACTGTTGGTTTGATAAACATATCATTTAAATTTGGATAATTTGGAACATATTGCATAGTAGTACCCCTTTGTTTTTTAAAACACATTATATCACAGAAAGGAAGTGAATTAAATGAGCGAAAAGGAAAAGGAAATCATCAAGAAGCTATCCGATACAATACCAAAACTTGATGATAGCAAGAAAAATTACATTCTTGGTGTCGCCGAGGGAATGGCAATGGTAAGAGAATCAGAGAAAGCCGATAGAAAGGAGCAAACTAATGAATGAAGTCAAGACGATAGAGCTTAGAACACCTATTGAAGTTGCCCTTGATATTGATAGTGAGGGGATGACAACAGCAAGAAAACTGTACAACTTCTTAGGATTAGCACAAGGGCAGTTTTCAAGGTGGGCGAAAAGCAATATTACAGATAATGAATTTGCCACAGAAAATGAGGATTATTGGCGGTTCGACATAGATGTCGAGACACCGACAGGTGGCATAGTAAAGAGAGATGATTATAAGCTCACAGCTCATTTCGCCAAGAAGTTATCTGTTAAAGGTAATTCAGAAAAGGCAGAAGAAGCAAGGGAATACTTCACAACAGTAGAAGAAAGAGTTAAGCAGAAAGCTATTGATGTATCACAGCTTTCACCACAGCTTAGACTTATGAATATGCTTGTTGAAAGTATGAACAAGGCAGAGATAGAGCAGAAGAAACAGGCAGAACAGATAGCCAAGGTTGAAACAACTGTTAACAATATGAAAGAGATTTTTACAGAGCCTATCGGCGATTGGAAGAATGATATTAATGCCAAAGTGAGAGAAATATCTATCAAAAGTGGCATTGATTATCAGGCACTTTATAATCAACTTTACGGCGAGTTGGAAATGACCGCACATTGTAGTCTTAAAAGATTGCAGGATAACAAGGTGGCAAGAATGGAAAAGGCAGGTAATACCAAGACGGCTATAAAAGCGGCAACAACCAAGATTGCTGTTATTTATGATAAGCCACAGCTTAAGGCAATATTTGAGAATATTGTTAAGAGATATGCTATGAAATATTGTGCATAAGGAGATTATATATGGACAGAATAGACGAATTTAATATGTTACAGGGTTTTAAGTTTCTTGAAGCATATGAACAGATTGCTGTTTCTGATGATGGTTCAATGGCAGATGTGATTGTTATGAAATTCTACAATGACAAGAATGTTGCTATTGAAATAACATTTATTGACGGAGAATGGCAGGTAGGTGAGCCATATGCTATTGATAATGATTTTAACCCAATCAATAAAGTTGAAAGAAAGGAGCACGGATGAGAGATTTTATTGAAAATGCCATAAAAGAGGAACTTACAAAAACAACAGAAGGCTGTATGTTTTATGTAAAGCGTTTACATAACTATAAGGATATAGGTGAATTAACTGGTTCTGTAAAAGAATTAATCACACAATATGGTCTATCTGCTTCGGAAGCTCAAGGTTTTTTGGAATATATGAAGATTATTGTTAGTGCTTCTTCATATATTCCTTGTGAAAAAGAAAAGCGTGACTATTCAACGGAAGTCGGCAAGTCAGCACTTTAGAAAGGAACAGGAATGAGAGAACCATACGTGATTAAAGGTGACGAACAGCAAAGAAGTTTGCAAGACTATGTAGAACAGATTGCTTTAGGTGTTGCTGATGATGTAATAAAAGGTGAGAAAAATGAGACAATACAGAGTGAATGTAGAATTCTCAATTCCCTCACCAATGCTTTACTGGCAATTAAATGCTAATAGCCAATGCGAAAAGGATTACCGATTGCTGTGGCTTTAGCTGGCTGCGACTTGATAGTACTCATAAATTCATCATAGTATTTGCGGCACTCTTCTTTGAATTTAGGAACATCACCTTGATAACCACATATTTTAGCAAGAGCATAAAGTTCAGCAAGCTTTGAGTTATCCATTAAATCACCTCTTTTCTATAGGGAGATAAAGGGATTATATCACAATTTTTTAAAATAAGGAGAAGTTTATGGAAGATATACAGGCAACGCCACAGTATAGCATATCAGTAGAAGAACTGATTGCAGAAAGAAACAACTTGGAAATCTCTATTGCGGCATACAAGAAAACAAAGAGAGACAGCAAGATAGCTGAATATTTATGGATGTTATCAGCAATATTATTTATTGTGTCAATGATATTTCAGCTTATTAATTAGAAAGGAGTTTTAGCAGATTGATATTTATTATTTCTGAAAAAGGCGAAAGAGAGCAGATTAATGAGGTAGAAAAGCTTGAAATCCTGGCACATATTGGCAGAAGAACAAGTTACCTCTTAGGAAGAAATAAACATTGTGAGCCATTAAGGAGCATAGTTACAAGAGATATTTTAGGGCAGTTAAAGCACGAATACGGGTGTGGTTTGAGTGAACTCAAAAAGAAGTACATAGCAGACACTCACGATTATATCGACTGCTACGAACTGCCTACAATAATGAAAGAGAGATATAAGCTATGATACAGGGTTTTATGTTGGGCGTTGTTGTCGGAATGATACTAGAAACTATATGTATTGTAGTTACAACATTAAAGATTAAAGCGAAAGAAAGGAAAGAACAGTATGAAACAGGTAAACGAGAAAGTAATAACAGTACAGGATTGTATTGATATGTACGAGAAAAAGGATATGTATACAGTTATTGACGGTGGCAAAGTTGTAGGGTTTGTTGAGAAAGGAGTAACAAATGATAAATAATAACAGGACTTATATATTAGGAAAGGTTGCTAAAAAGCCAGCCTTTTCACACGAGATATGTGGTGAGGGATTTTACCTCTTTTATATAGAGGTTTTAAGAAAGAGTGGAAGTACAGATACACTTCCAGTAATCGTATCGGAAAGATTAATAAGCATTAATAGGCTTGATGTAGACAGAACTGTAGTAATTGACGGACAGATAAGGTCATACAACAAGCATACAGATAATGAGGAACATAGTCATCTAATACTTAGTGTATTCGCCAAGGAAATAGATGTGCTAGAAGATGTTGAAATTAATCCGGATGTAGATAATGTTGTTGAGATTGTAGGTCACTTATGCAAGCCACCTATATATAGAAAGACACCACTTGGAAGAGAAATCGCTGATATTCTTGTCGCAGTAAACAGACCATATGGAAAGTCTGATTACATACCTTGCATAATTTGGGGCAGAACAGCTAAGTTTGTCGGACACTTGCCAGCAGGAACACATATAGAAATGACAGGCAGGTTTCAGTCAAGACCTTATACAAAGAAGATAAGCGAAGATGAAATTGAAAACAGAGTAGCTTATGAGGTATCAGTAGGCAGAGTTGAGATTGTAGAGGAAAAGGAGAATGCTGATGAATAGTGATATTACAGTTTCGGAATTAGCTGCTATGGCAGCAGATAATGAAAAGCGTTGTCAAGTATGGCATCCAGTTCAAGGTGTTATCTTTGACGGCACATTTGATGAACTTGACAGACGGCATTATCTTGCGGATAAGACAGTTGATAACTTCTCAATAGAAGATGATGTGTTCATTATGAATATATAATAAGGAAAGGATATTGTTTATGAGAGCAACTTTAAAAAGAGTAGTGTTAGAAAACTTTATGTGTTATGCACACGCAGAATTTGACTTCTATGCCATTACAAAGATTATGGCTAAGAATGGCAAGGGTAAGTCAACTATTGCCACAGCTTACTTATGGTGCTTGTTCAACTGCGATTATGAGTTAAAGGATAATCCGGTTGTTAGACGAGAAGTTGACGGAAAATCAGTTGATGATATGGATACAAGTGTTGAACTTACACTTGATGTTGACGGAAAAGAAATAACTATGAAGAAAGTACAGGTCCGTACATACAACAAGGATAAGACAGGCTATAAGGACGACAACTCATATTATATTAATGATGTGAGAAAGAATCTTAAGGATTTCAATGCATATCTTGATGTTGATATGAATGCATTTAAGATGTGCAGTAATGTAAATGCTTTTCTTAATCAGAAACCGGCTGAAATGAGAGAATACTTATTTGGTTTAGTAGGAGATGTTACAGACCTTGATATAGCTTCACAGAAAGCTGAATTAGCCGAGTTAGTTCCTTTGCTTAATAAGTATACAGTTGAAGAATTATCCGCTATGAATAAGGCTACAAAGACTAAAATCACAAAGGATTTGCCGATTCTTGACGGACAGATTAAGGAAAAGGAAAGAGATATACAACTTAAACAGGCTATTGATGTATCTAACCTTGAATTACAGAAAAACAGTCTTAAAGAACAGATTGCTGATTGTGTGGCAAAGCAGACCGACAATGACAAGCTGATGGCTGAATATGACAAGGCTAGTTCGGATATTCTTAATTTGAAGTTTGAACTTAGTGATATGAGCCGCAAAGCTAATGAGGATAATGTTAAGGCTAGAAGAAATCTTGAATCACAGATTAATAACCTTAATTATATGATTGAAGATAGTGAGAAATCAATCAGCAATGCAGAGAGTGTGGTTCAGTTCGATAAGGATAAGATAGCAGAATATCAGAAAACGCTTGAAGATAGCAGAACTGAATGGAAAGCTGAAAAAGAGCGTGAATTTGACGAGAATAGCCTTATTTGTCCTTATTGCAAACAGGAATATCCAGAAGATAAAAAAGAGGAATTAAGGACAGATTTTAAGGCATATAAAGAAGCTGAACTTAACAGGATTACCAATAAGGGTAACACAGCTAAGAAAATGCTTGATGAAGCCAAAGAATTGTTAGTTGAAGCTGAACAGGAATTGGCTGACAGAAAGCAGAAGTTAGAAAAACATTTAGTGGATTTAACAGACCTTGAAAAGCAGTTATCAGAACTTCCGCAGGAAATTGATGTGACAGCCACCGAAGAATACAAGGCACTCGAACAGCAGATTGCTGAAAAGGAACAGGCTATGCACAAAGCTAACGATATTTCGGCAGTCAAGGCAGAATTAAAGTCACAGGAAACAGCTTTAAGGCAGCAGTTAGCAGAATGTGAAAGCCAGATTGCAAAGTCTGATACGGCAGCAGATGAACAGCGACTTGAAGAATTAAAGCAGACAAGGATTGATTCTGAACAGAATAAAGCTAATGCCGAGAAGATTCTTGATTTACTTGATGAACTGGATAAGGCAAAGAACGAAGCCTTAACAGAAGCAGTAAACAGCCATTTTGGGTTAGTTAAGTGGCAGTTGTTTACTTATACAAAGTCTGGTGGTTACAAGAGTTGTTGCATACCTACAGTTGACGGAAAGAGCATTTTAACAACTATGAGCAACAAGGGTAACAGGATTTTAGGCAGAGTCGATATTTGCAGTTCAATTCAGAAGATTAGCGATATATCAGTGCCTATTATCTTAGATGATTCTGAAAGCCTTAGTACGGACAATCAGAAGAAAGTTGCTGAAATGGTAGATAGTCAGTTGATTATGCTGATTGTAAATGACAGTGAGAAATTAGAGATTATGGAGGGATAATATGACTTCTATATTAGAACGCTCATTCAATTTCAATGGCTTTAACTGTTATGTGATACTCCGACATATTGGTAAATCTACTTATAGATGTGGATATGTGCAGGTTTCCAAAAGGTTGCCTATCAACACAGCAAGTATAGATTGCCACGGCGGTATCACATATGCAAACAAAGAAGCACCTAGCCCACTTGAAATTGATGATAAAAACAAGTGGTACATTGGATTTGATTGCGCTCATGCATTTGATACTACGGATTTTTGGACTGTAGATAGGGTTAGTGATGAATTAAGACAGATTGTCGGACAGATTTTAAGCGGAGAAAGCGAGGATTAATTATGGCAGAGAATACGGCAGTTGTGGAAAAGAAAGAAGCTGAAAGCAGAGAGCTTGTAGCAAAAGATTTTACAGAGGGAATGGTTGTTAAAATTAAGCAAAAAGAGAAATTCGGCTTGACATTCCCTAAAGATTACAACTACACAAACGAGTTTATGTCGGCAATGCTGATTTTGCAGGACACAGTAGATATGAACAAAAAGCCTGTATTGCAGAGTTGCACAAGGGCAAGTATCGAAAATGCACTTGTTGAAATGGTTACGAACGGACTTTCAATGCAGAAGAAACAGTGCTACCCGGTTGCTTATGGCGGCAAGCTACAGTGTCAGAAGTCAGTGTATGGAAACACTTGTATAGCAAGGAGATTCGGACTTAAAGACATTAATGCAGCGGTCATTTACAAGGGAGATGTGTTCAAGTATCACAAAGAGGACGCTAAGACAATTATTGATTGCCACGAACAGAGTTTTGAGAATATCGACAACGATAAGATTACCGGGGCTTATGCAGTGGCGATTATGGATGACGGAGAGAAGATAGCAGAGGTTATGACCATTGTACAGATTAAGCAGGCTTGGAAACAGGGTTATGGCTACAAAGAGAATGGCAATGGTGCTCATCAGAAATTTGCTGACCAGATGGCTATGAAAACCGTCAAAAATAGATTGCTTAAATATATCAATAATTCTCATAGTGGTAATGAAAACGAGGATTACGAGGAAATCAGCCACGATGAAATGCTTGAACAGGATGTTGCTTACGATATTGAGCAGAACGCAAACAGCGTTGATTTTGAAGAAAGCGACATTATCGAGTGCACAGCCACAGAAGCAACCGAAAAACAGGCAGAAGATAGCACATTACCGCCATTTATGCAGGCAGAATAGGAGATTAGATATGACAGTATATGAGTTAATTCAGGAATTAAGTCAGTACAATGCAGATACAGAAGTTAAGTTTCACTGTGAAGCTGAATATGACACTGACGTTGAAGCAGAATTTGACAGAGAGAATGAAAACGACACACAGGAAGTGACAGTTACAGCAAGTTTTGACGATGATGTAGATTTTGATGATATTGACGATTATGAGCCAATACGCAAGAGAACTTGGCAGAAAGACCCATTCATTGTTATTAATTTATCTTATTAAGGAGAGCTGATATGAGAGTAATTTCACAGGACGGAACAATAGATATCCCATATGGTGATTATCAATTATTTGTTATTGGTGCTAAATATGATGCAAAAGTAGCACGTATATATTGCCAAAACTCATACGCACCAAGTGTAAAAATTGCTGAATACTCAACCAACGCAAAGGCACTTAAGGCTATGGAAATGCTTAGAAAAGTGTATGAAAATAATGTGTTTTATCATTGCACAGCCAGTTCAAAGCGCTTTGAAGAAGTGCAGAGTATTTTGAGCGAGGAACAATTTCGGAAAGCTACAACAGAGTACTTTCAGTTCCCGCAGGATGATGAAATCGAGGTGTGAGTATGTCAGTTGAAGAAATCCGCAAATGTGATAGATGCGGAAAGCCTTTTGAGTACAGTTTGTCTAAATGGGCTGGATATTTTAAATATGGTATCAAAAAAGAAAATCGACTGTGCTTTCATTCAATGTTTTATGGTAATCCAGATGGCTATTCATATGTAGATTATAGATACGACCTTTGTGCTGATTGTACAGAAAAATTATTATTGTTTTTGCGAAGTAGCGAGTAAAGGAGAAGATGTAAATGTACTTAAAATGTTTAGGCTCATCATCAGCCGGAAATTGCTATCTGCTAACTTCCAACAGTGGAGAAACACTTATCCTTGATTGTGGAATACCGATTAAGGAGATTAAAAAAGGCTTAGATTGGAACATTAAAGATGTTGTGGGTACGATATGTACCCACCACCACCAAGACCATTCGTTATCAGCTTATCCTTTAAGAAGAATGGGAATACCTGTATTCGCACCATACATAAGCAAAAAACCTATGAAAATTGGTAATGGAGATTTTAGAGTACAGGCATTTGATTTAACGACAATAGACGGAAATTGGACACATACCAATGCAGACGGAACGCTTTGTCCGATATATGGCTTTCTGATCACACACAAGGAAATGGGGAGAATGCTTTATATTACCGATTGTGAATTAATCAAGTGGAAATTCAAAGGAATAAACCACATTATCTTAGGCGTGAATTATGACAAGGATTTAATCGACAGGGATAACACAGGCAAAGCTAATCACGTTTTTAGAGGTCACTTAAGCATTGACACGGCTTGTGATTTTGTTAAGGCAAATTATTCAGATAGCTTGCAGAATGTCATAATGTGCCATCTATCAAGTGAAAATTCTGATAGAGATAGTTTTATCGAGAAGATGAAAAAAGTTGCCGGAAACGCAAATGTAGATGTTGCGGCAGCAGGGAAAAGTTGGGATTTGAAAAATCCTAGTGAGTGTCCGTTTTAGAAAGGAGCAGTAATGGAAAGATTAACAGAAAGAAATCCATTATGGATAGATGATGAACTATGGGAAAGTGCTTGCGAGCCAGACTGTGAAGAAATAGACGCAGTATATCGAAAACTAAAAGAATACGAGGACTTAGAGGAACAGGGCAAACTAATCAAGATACCGCTTGAAGCGTACTGCATTGTGGATTTTAAAGTACGAAAAGGCTTTGTATTAGAAGAAACATATCATATGGATAGAAAACCTTTGTTGGTTGTTCGATATGATGATAACTCTCTCACAAGCCATTGCGGATACTTAGGAATTTCAGTATTCCTCACAAAACCCGAAGCTGAAGCAAAACTGAAAGAATTGAGAGGCGGAGAAGATGAAAGTAGTAACAGTTAGTGATTTGATAAAAATTCTTGATACAAAAGAAAATAGATATGGTGTTACAGGAAAACCGAGAATGTTGAATTTATCTCTAAATGGCAATTTTGCTGGAAGTGTTGAAGCTGTAAAGCTAGATGGTTATGGAGATGGGCTTGTTACGGATGTAACGATGGAAATTACTTCATCTAAATTCACAACAACTAATGCCGACAGGATAAGGAACATGTCGGATGAAGAGTTAGCGGATACATTATTTAATAGTTGCCTTGAAGTTATGCATATAGACGAGTGCCCTTACGCAGATAATGTAGGGGAGTGCAAGAAATGCCTATTAGATTGGCTTCAATCAGAAGCGAAATAGGAGAGGATATGGCAAAGATATTTAGGTTTAGCGGCTATTTAGTTTCCAATCGTGAAAATATTTCACTCGAAGATATATATGATGATATAAGTGATGTAGGATATGCCGAAAACTGGCAACAGTTACATATCGAACAGTCGGAAGAATTTAATCTTGATGGCGAAGATACGCCAAACTGTGACCTTGCGTTACTCACAAGGCATTTTAAGGCAGATAACATCAGCACAGAATTTGACAGACCTTTACCACAGAAAGGCGAGAAATATAAGCATTTCAAGTTAGGCAAGATTGTTACTATTATCGGTATTTCAAGGCACACCGAAACCGAGGAAATATCGGTTGTATATGAATATGAGGGGCATATCTGGAATAGACCTCTTGAAATGTTTATGAGCGAAGTTGACAAAGAGAAATATCCTAATGCAGAACAGAAATACAGATTTGAATTAGTAGAAAGTGAGGAAAAGTAATGAATCGTGTGATTTTATGTGGGAGACCGACTAGGGACCCAGAGATTAGATATTCACAGACAGCAAACGGAAGTATGGCGGTAGCAAGATATACATTAGCAGTAGACAGAAGACGTGCAAGAAACAATAATGATGAGCAGTCAGCTGATTTTATCAGTTGTGTTGCTTTCGGTAGATCTGGAGAGTTTGCAGAGAAATATTTACATCAGGGAACTAAGATAATCGTTGAGGGTAGATGGCAGACAGGCAACTACACTAACAAAGACGGACAGAAAGTATACACTAACGATTGCGTTGTTGAAAGACACGAATTTTGCGAAAGTCGTGCTAATCAGCAGAACAATAATGGAATTATGGGCGGTAATGCTAGTTCAGACAGCTTTATGTCAATTCCAGATGGCGTAGCTGATGAGGGGTTACCATTTAATTAAAGAGGTGTGAGTATGACAGAGAATGAAGCAATTAAAGAATTTCAGCAGAATATTGATATGCCATTTGGAAGCAACATATCAAGAGAAGCGTCTGAACTTGCAGTATGGGCACTTGAAAAGCAGATACCGAAGAAACCTATATTTAACCATAACCTTAGTGATACTCTTTCTTTATTCCATTGTGAATGTGGAAACGCAATCAAAGTTAGTCACGATATAGGAATAATGAATAACAACAATGTACCAAATTACTGTAGCAAGTGTGGCTGTAGATTAGATTGGAGCGATGAAGAATGAGAATGATTGACGCAGATAACTTAAATTTTCAGGAGCAGCACTATAACAAAAGCCAGATGAAAGCGATTCTTGATTTTGTTGATAATCAGCCGACAGTTTATGACATTGATAGAGTTACGGAGCGGTTGAAAACAGACTCTTCTGTAAGATTGTATGGAAGTGGCAACAGCAATAATTATCTTATTCCTCTCGAAAGGGCAATAGAGATAGTAAAGGCAGGTGAAAAGATTGACGATTAAATGTACAAAATGCCCTATGAAAGAAGATTGTATTTGCGAACCAAGTTCGGATGAGTGTGCTGTGAGGAAACAGTCCTATTGTAGAGGTATTGATGACTTTATTCTTGCATATTACAGATATATCGAAATTCGATATGGTAGGTTTGCGGATGACGAAATGTGCGATATGCACAGGGTAGCAGAAAAGTTAAAGGCAGGTGGTAACTCTTGAATTATCAAAACATAGCAAGAGCCAAGGCAATTGAACAGGAAAACAAAAAGCGACTATTGAAGTTGAATCCAAAACTGAATGATAAAAGCGGAATATACTTCTTGCTCCGAGAAGATGAAAACGGATTTAAGTACGCTTATATCGGACAGGCAGTACACACGCTTAGCAGATTGGCAAGCCACCTTGTAGGTTATGAACAGCACATAGATTTGAGCCTACGCAAACATAAGCTATATTCAGAGGATAATCCGTATGGTTGGCGAGTTGAATTTCTGAATTTCCCCGAAAGCCAGCTTGACGAAAAAGAGAAGTATTACATCAAGCTATATGCTGATAAAGGTTATCAGCTTAGAAATGTCAGCATTGGCGGACAGGGTGGAAATCGTGATAGTGGTTCAATAGGCGAAAGAAAAGCACCTAAAGGCTATTTACAGGGAATACAGCAAGGCAGAAAGAACCTTGCAAGGGAATTATCCAATATAGCAGAAAAACACCTTAAAATCGAATTGAGAGCGGATAAGGCTAATAATAAAGTGTCACAGAAGCAGTATGAGAAGTTTATGGATTTATTGAAAGTGGGTGATTTAGAATGAGAATTTTGAGCAGTAAAGATTATTCTTGGCTTATGGGCCGAATAGAAACTCTTTCCAATGAAAATGAAAGATTGCAGATGAAAGTTGATGAAATAACAAAAGAACAACCTAACGATTGTAAAAGTAATGAGGGAAGTCACTTTTGTAGCATTTGCGAGTTTGGCTATTTGAGAACAAGAAATCCGTTTGGGGCAGATTTTTATGCTTGCAGTAAAACAGTGCCTTGTGAGGATTTTAAGAGAAAGGAAGTTGAAGAATGAAGATTGACGAAAACACAATAAATCACAATGCATTAAGGCTAATCAACCTTGCCACAACAGGCGTTGTTGATGAAGAAAATTCAGACAGATATATAATAGGTGCATTTAACTATATCAAGGGTATCTGTGATATGGCTAATGCAATGAAAGAAGTTTTGAAAAACTAAGAAAAATCTAAGAAAGGAATAGGTTGTGCGCACATAAAACTGAGGTTTCCTTTTGGTAGATTTAAAATGCTAGAAAATGGATTGTATAAAATGGATTGCAGGGATGGGCTTAAATTAATAGATGATGGAATGATAGATATTGTAATGACAGATATTCCTTATAATATTTCTCAAAAAAAGTCTATTGATAGAAGTGCGATAGATAGCAAGGCATTAAAGAGAAGCGGAAACAAAAAAAGAACTCAATTTCAATTATGGCAAATGGGATTTCTTTGCAGATAATGAGACGTATTTCAGCTTTATTCAGAGCGTCTTTGTCGAAGTGTATAGAGTTATGAAAGACAGTGCTAGTCTATATATGTGGGTTCCTAAAAATGAGGTATCTTTTATTGAATATATACTTAAAGATATAGGATTCCATGTTAGAAGTACATTGGTTTGGTGTAAAGCCAATCCTTGCCCTCAAATATTTAAGGTTGGATATATGTCTAGCACTGAATTTTGCATTTTTGCTACAAAGTTGCCAGGTGCTAAACATTATTGGAATATCGAGAAAGGACAGAAACAATCTTTTTGGGTAAAACCAATTTGTCAAGGCAATGAGAGGACGGAACACCCGAATCAAAAGCGACTTGATATTGCAGAGGATATGATTACTCAATCTGCAAGAAATGGTGAACTACTTTTGGATCCATTCGCAGGAAGTGGAACTTTTGCAATAGCGGCACATAATTGTGGATTAAAATTTATCGCATTTGAAAATGATGATAAAAATTATAAAATTGCTGAAAGCCGAGTAAAAGCCGAGACATCACAGATGAACTTATTTGACTTTATAGGAGATACAGAATGATAGTACATTGTTTATTTGAACAGTCGGGCACATTCAAGAATGCTTTCAAAAAGTATGGAATTGAAGCCTACGACTATGATATTCAGAATGAATTTAACGAAACCGATTATGTTACTGACCTTTTTAAAGAGATAGAGGGGGGGGTATCAAGGCGAGCCGAGTTTGTTTAATAAGATAAGCCCAGATGATTTGATATTTGCATTTTTCCCTTGCATAAGGTTTGAAAATCAGATAATGCTCTGGTTCAGAGGACAGTCGGCAAGTCAGAAAAAATGGTCTTTAGAAGAAAAATGCGAATTTGATATGAATTTGCTTAAAGAAGTTTCGCTTATGTATGATTTGGTAAACAAAATGTTTATTATTTGCACGAGAAAAGGATTAAAGCTAGTAATGGAGAACCCTTATTCAGAGGAACATTTTTTAAGACGATATTGGTGCTATTCTCCAGCGGTAATTGATAAAGATAGAAGAGATAGCGGAGATTACTTTAAAAAGCCTACACAGTATTGGTTTTTGAATTGCGAGCCACAGAACAATCTTATTTTTGAGCCAATTAGTTATAACGCTATCGAATGCAAGGACGCAATAAGAACAATGACAAAAGAACATTATGCAAAAACAGGGGCAGATAATAAAAAAACAGCAAGGTCAATGATACATCCACAGTACGCAGATAGATTTATTAGGCAATATATTCTTGATGAAGAAATATGGAGAGGTAAATAATGAAAGACGAAACAAAGCAGGAAATACAGATTTTACTTGACTTGCTAAAAGGTAGTCTTACGAGAAATGGTGTGAGTATGGCAACGGACAGAGAGGGTAACTTGATGTTCTTTGATACATCTGCCTATGTTAGAAGCAAAGGCAAGGAATTTGACGGATTCAGAATTAACATTAACGATTTAACGAAGTAACAATGTGGCAGAACTTGAAGAGGTAGACTATGAATAAAGGTTGGATAAAATTGCATAGGCAACTACTGGATTGTTGGATATGGCAAGCAAATGAACCATTTGACAAGCGTTCAGCTTGGGTTGATTTATTGCTTACCGCTAACCATTCAGATACGAAGCTATTATTCAATGGAGAAATAATTACAATAACAAGGGGACAGATTTTAACATCTGTCCGACAGTTATCAGTGAAATGGAATTGGAGTGTAAATAGAACATATCGTTTTCTAAAAATGCTAGAAAACGAAAATATGGTGCAAAAAGAAAGCAACGATAATAGAACACTTCTAACCATAGTAAATTACAGCGTTTTCCAGTTTTCAGAAAACAGTAACGGAAACACTAACGAACACACCAACGGAAACAGTAACGGAAACACCGACAGAACACTTACGGAAACAGTGACGGAACACATACAAGAATGTAAAGAATGTAATAATGATAAAGAATTAAAGAATGATAAGAATATAAAAGAAAAAGATATTACTAACGTAATATCCAAAAAGAAAAGTTATTACCCAGATGATGAATTACTTGATGAAGCATTTAATGAGTATGTGACAATGCGTAAGAGGATTAAAAAACCTATATGCACCGACAAGGCATTGCATAGGGCTATGAATACTCTTGAAAAGCTGTCTGGTGGAGATAATGACTTAGCTGTTAAAATTCTTAATCAATCAGTAGACCATTGCTGGCAAGGACTGTTTGAGCTGAAAGAAGATAATTCTAATAAGCAAGGCAATCAGATTTTCAATAAGGGTGCTATTGACTGGGATAATGTGTAAAAAAAAAGGGGGGGGCAGTAAGAATGAGCAGATTAGATGATACACTTAATGGAATTAATTTCAGATACGATTATCCGCACAACGGAAGGGTTGAATCACTTTTAAGAACAATAGCGATTAATAGTGCTATTATATGCGACAAATTAGATACTATTTCTAATCAACTGAAAGGAGATGGCAATGACAAGAGAAGAAACAGTTAAAATCATCCGCATTATGTGTGATTGCTACCCTAACTACAAGCCTAACAACTTATCCGAAACAGTAGATGTGTGGAATATGATGTTGGAAAATTACAGTTATGAACAAGTATCAGTTGCACTTAAAGCATACATCAACTCTGATATAAGCGGATTTGCTCCAAGTATAGGACAGTTGATAGGTAAAATACAGACTATATCACAACCGCAGGAACTTGACGGAATGGCAGCTTGGGGATTAGTCAGTAAAGCATTAAGGAACGGCACATATGGGGCGGTTGAAGAATTTAACAAGCTACCGCCACTTGTAAAACAGGCGGTTGGTATGCCAGACAACCTTAAAAACTGGGCGACATCAGATTATCAGACGATAGAAACAGTAATACAATCAAATTTTCTGAGAACCTATGAAACAGTTGTTAAGCGTGCGAATGAAATAAATCGTATGCCGGACAATATTAAATCACTTATCGAAAAGACGAATGCAAATTCGTATAAGGCTCAAATCGAGCAAAAATTCCAAAGAGATATAAATACATTACAAATTAAAGGAAATGCCCTTATTGGTCAAAATACAAACGCAGAAGAGTATATTGAAGCACCCAAAGAGATACAAGATAGAATTGACAGAATGAGAGGTTGATTTTTAGTGGAAGCAACGCCAATTAGTCCACAGAAGAAATTGTATAATTACCGCCGAGAGAATGGATTGTGCCCTAAATGTGGCAAGCTGCTTGATAGAAAAGGCTTTTATTGTGAAGAGTGCAAAGAAAAACATACAGCTTATCAAAGAGAAACTAGAGAATTATGTAGACAGCTTAGAATATGTCCGGAATGCCGTAAAAATAAACTTGCAGGCGAAGAAAAGATATGTCCAGAATGTTTAGCTAAGAAAGCAGAATACAGAGCCAGTCATCCATTAAGTGATGATAAGCGAAGAAAAAACAATGAAGCATTTAAACAGTATTCAAAAAACTTATACGCCGAACGTAGAAAAGCTGGCATATGCGTTAGATGTGGTAAGGCTAAAGCTGTTAAGGGCAAAGCAAAGTGCTTTGTATGTCAGAATAAAGATAATGCTATCCACAGAAAAAGAACTGAAAATAGGCAAAATATAAAAGAATATCGCAAAGAAAATCACTTGTGCTATCGTTGCGGAGAACCTATTGACAGACCACAAGGGCAATTGTGTCAGAAATGCTGGCAGGCAGACTATGAAAGGGGCAAGAGCCTTAAGAATGATAATAGCAAGCACTACTGGCGATATGACAATCAGTTTCTAAGAAAGAAGTGAAAAT